ATTTCACAGGTGCGGAGCCACCCCTACTATCTTTTGAGATTTAGTAGGCAATCTCGTTATTGCTCTCAGCCATCACTACATACCTTCCCCAATAATCAAACCAGCTGGGTTCCATCAAGGAAAGAACTGGTCCGGAAAGCGGATGTAGTGTAGTCATCCCATCGAGATACTTTTCGATTTCAAGTTGAGTTTCAACCGACACACCGAAAAGCCTATCAACGAGCAACCTGGAGCGCATGCCAACGGTCCCTAACGTCTGTGTTGTTGACGTCAGTTTAACCGACTCCCAATAAGATTTGCGCCCACTTTTTCCTTCGAACAAAACTTCACCGTCGCCAATACAACGAAAAACCATCCGCCATAGTGAAGATGCAATGGGTGCCGATGCCATATCCGCCTTGAGAGAGAAAGCCTTTCCTCTTAGCAGACCACGCATGACACGTTCACCACCGCATTTTAGCGGGCTGTGCGTCCATCCAAACTTGCACAGCAGCTCACGAGGATTTACCACATTCGTGAGATCTTGCTCATCATAGTAGTGCTTACAAAAGCCAGCGTCTCCCACACTCGCGCATCTGACAAGCTTAATGCGTAAGCCAAGCCGCTCAAACATGCTCGGATCGAGTTCACGATCAGTGACAAACAGCCCATCGTCACCTTCGACAACGCCATCCCACTGAACATGTTGTGAATTGCAAACGAAAGCCATGACTGCCAAATTAGTAAACCCATTGCCAAGCGAAGTGCACATTTCACCGGACATTCGACAACCTGGAACGGCCACCCGAAGATTGCGACCTCGGATTTGCTGAACGCGACCCAGGACCGACGCAATGACTGCAGCCATGTCGTGACCAAGTTCCACGTTACGCCACAAGTAAGTATAGAGTTGAAACTCGACAGCGCGCATGAGCTCAGGACTGAAGAGTGCTTCGAAACTTGTGTAGTCGGTGGCGTAAATGAAACCCGCACGCCCGCCGAGCCGCGCATCGATATATTCGGCGCGACGATCGACTGGAACGTGCTTGATGAAATACTTCGCAAGGGGGTAGGCTGGATCCGGCGGACAGCCTGGCGTGTCAAGATCGTATTTGCCGAAGAGCTGCTTCTCAATTGCGGCGAAATAACGTCCAGTCTTGACTTTGAAGACGTCATGTCTTGAGTTGATGCATCGTGCATGCTTGTACGACGTAAACGTTTCTCTCTTTCCGAAAAGCTTACAGCGGAAGTGCTTCGGGGCAAGCTTACGGACTTGATCGTCGAGCTCAAGGAAACGTCGCTTTTCTGCGTCGTTGTAGTGAGTTTCGTCCAACCAACTTTGAACCGTTTTGAGATCTCCTGGAAGAAGTGGATGACAGTTTTTCCGGATAAAAACGCGAACAAAGGAACGTAATGCACGAATGAGATGCGGATCACGCTCTGGAATAGCACACGCAAATCGTTTGACGACGCCGGCGACAATAGTGTCGATATGGCCAACGTCCGACATCGGGAGAGCTGCGCCATCAACGTGTACGCCGAGACTGCGTTGCATATACTCCCGAGGCCGAGACCCAGCAACACGGCGCGATACAACCACGGTACCATCTTTGACTTTACCGAGGGCTGGGAGCTGTAACTCCCCGACTCGGTAGCCATAGGCGACCGTGATTGGATACGCCCGAGGGCATCGAACTCGGGGTATAGAAAATCCGAACGTGCCTGACAGGTACAATAGTAGTGCAGCGTATCTTCCATAACGCGACTACCATCATACCCGTCCATGCATCCAAACTTGAAGTCGCAGAAACCTTTGCGTTTTGCACTTTCAAGCATGGCAGCCGGCGACAACACCGGACCATTCAGAAATTCGTGAAACAGGGTAGCAGACACATAAATCACTCGATCTTCCAAGCCTCCACCAGTTCGGCGGACTCGGAACATGTTGGGCTTCGAGCGAAAAAGGTCACTCTGCAGTAACCCTGCTTGGCGCATATCAGCTTCGGGCGTTGAAATACGTCCCAGAATTTCGAAACTGACAGGATCCTGTAACTTGTCAACCATCTGACAAGCCAGTAGCGCCATCTTTGGCAGTCCAATATTCAACAGATTGAACCACCCATTGTTAGCGCCAAAACACTTGAGTGCCGTCGTGTACGACGACTCAAATGCTGGCACTGGCGGAAGCGAAAATTCTACCTCCGCCCGCTTGGGTTTCTCAACGGCCACCAAACTCTTCGGGAGCGAGTCGTCGTCAGCGGCTATTTCACACTCCCGGAGAGCATCGACCTCCGCCTGTTTATCTGACAGCGCGGCGAGACACCCATTGACAGTGAGGGCAGCACGTTTAGTGCATTTGCCCCCCTTCCAGCCCGTCTTGCCCGCGCTCTTCGTCGCGGATTTTTTCGAGTTCTTCGCGGAATCGGTTCCACGCAAAGAGACCGGCTGGGGTTTCGGCATAGGCTTCCACAGTTTGCCTACGTTGACGCCCGGAGTGACGATGGATCTCACGTTCGTCGGTTTCTGCGTCAAAAGTACAGTTGTAGTTGTAGCCGTCTTCTGTCCAGTTACGGCAGGGATCGTAGCAGCGTGGAAGTCTGCTGGGTTCGTCAACGATTGTGGGGTCGACTTCCATGACGCAACTCTTGCTTTCCATGCTTCCTCCGTCGCATTGAGGCGTCGGAGGAACACCAGTGGCTTGGGCCTGGCACCCGTCAAAGCGGTTTGCGTCGTCAAACCCGGCATGCCGGAGGGGTCCGGTGAGGGCACAGGTTTGCTCCCAGACTGCGTGGTGCAAGTCTGGTTCGAAGTAGAAGTCGTCGTCGCTGCAGTCGCCGTAAAGTTCCAGGCACATTTGGTCACCGGGCTCTTGGGGGCCCCGTCCTCCACATCGTTCGCAGCTGCAAACGGATTGTAGGTGGGTATGTAACTGGATTCCGGACCAGCGGCAGCGTCGTCGCTTAGTTGGACGGGGGTTGACATCCCCGTCGGGATTGGCCCTTTTGCAACGGGACAATCTTTCTTCAATTCGTCTTCGTTCGGCGAACTGCAGGATTTGCTCGCCATTTGTTGTCAATAGCCCAAACACGACTGACATAAATGGGGAAAGCC